GGGCTGTGACGCATCAACACAAAGTGTGAAGATGTGAACCTTCTGGGGCAAAAATCCTTGCTCCGGATATGACTTAACCTAGATAACTAATCTATCTAGCTAGGAGAGGGCCTTAAGGGCCGTTACGCCTCCTTACTACGCGATTGGTTTGGGTTATATCTAAGGACTGCGCGTGCTTACATTGCGAGTCCAACAAGTCCTGGATTCGGCGGAACCGGTGGACAATCATTCGACATGTCAGAAGTAGTTATGTTGGTCAGAGTAATCTGATCACCAGTCGTAACTTTAGACTCGTCGGCTTCATTGACCAGCGGAAGCGTCGGATTTACAGACAGTGCCTTGTTTTGCACGAAAGGAATGCCTTTCCCTCCTTGAGCAAAGATCTCCGTTAAAGTCGTTGGAAAGACTGGAGGGAGACCAATGAACGTATGGAGGGAAAAATCGTCCGCTGCTGCGGAAGCTATATATACGGTGCCTTCCTTCATGCCACTAGCAGAGATTGCCAAACGAACAGTCGGTTGACTGTACTGGGATCCTTTTCCTGACGCATCTCTATATGGCCAAAAAGCCGTTAAGAGAGTTGGCGAGTAATAAGGAACCTGAAATTCGGCGAATCGCTTAGACACTACTTGTTCATATGCGCTGGGACCCATAAAATTAAACTGGGAAATGGGTCCAGCTAGTAAATCGGATGTTGCTGAGGAAAATAATTGGGCCGAACTTAAATCAATTTGGTCGGGGTTATAAACCTTAATCCTAAATCCACCTCGATAAAAGGCGAACATACTACTTACAAATGAAAGGGGTGTGGGAGCCATGCCATAAACAACTTGCGTTTCCGTCAAAGTGTTTGGTTCAGAACCCTGAAACACAGGTGGTGCACGTACATAATACATACCTGATCTAAACAACACAACGTCTCTACTCATTGATAGTTTCTCGCAGTACGAGAAACGTCGAGTCAGAGACAGATAGTTGTCGAACACTTCTCCAGCGCAAAAACGCTGGGTGTCATCAGTATGTATGTCACGCTCATCACCAGTAATGCTAGGAGGAATAAATCCTTCAACACTAGATGTTCGAGTTTCTTGGGTTCCTGGTAGGGCAACGACTCCTGATTGTTGTTTGGCTAAACGTGGACTAGCCACGGTATTGAATGACATTGGGAGATACAAATTTCGATCGGGACATTGCAACCTGAAATCATCACCAGCTCTACATTCAACTAAACACTCAATTTGAGGAGCGATAATTGCACTGGCACACACTAGAGGTGTTAAAGCTCTAACATGTATAACGCCAGTAGTATAGGGCGCGTAATCTTGTTCTTGGATTACAGTTGTAGGCGAAAAGATTAAAGGCGCAGGAGGTTCCGATGTCGGTAATAATCGAGGATTGTTATAATGGTCTCTAATTTTCTTCCATGGTTGTGGGGAAACATAAGGGACGACAAATGACACCTCGGAATTTTCACGCAAATCGACAACAAGCCGATATACGTAATCCAACCGAGAAGAATCAACTGCTTTATAAACAAAAGGGTGGAAAGAAATTTCTACTCTACCTGAGTGGAAATCGTTTTTCACGAATCTAATCGTGTAGACGAGGGAACCACTCCAGTACTCGAAGACACTCGAAATGTAATTCAAAACCGTAGGTTGCTTCATATATTGGGAGTCTGCACCTCCAATATCAATCTTACAATTCATAGGAATTATATTCATGGGTGAAACAAACCACATAGCCAAAGGGGTATTATATGTACTACCTTTGCTATAACAAAAGTTAGTAATATATTGGGGAATTTTCTTAAGATAATCTAGACTAGTTTCTGAAAAAGTAGTCCCGCCTAATGCGGGATACTCGTCTATAGCGTTAAGGACATCTAAAGACATAACATGTGAATGATCATTGCCGTTAATATTGGCAAAATATTCTGTTGGTCGAGCCAAAACTGTTGCTCCCGCATGCGAGAGTACAGGTTTTGCAAAGCCCAGGAGTGAAAACAACCCTGAAGCTATACCACCCAGACCGGAGGCTGTCGCCTTTGACAGCCCTGAGAATACATCAGTCACGGGCTTAAGTGCTGGAATAGCACTACCTATGCCATTATAGAAGCCTTGCGCTCCTTGAGAAATTTTGGAGATAAATCCAGTAGCTTCCTTCTCCCTCACAGCGTTAACTGGTCCGGCAGAAGGTTTAGCCGGGGGACTCATTCCTGAACGAGGTTGTACTCTCCCCGATTGTTGCTTCGGCAATTCGTAACTATCACTGGATAACACTTTTCCAGATGTTGGTGCTCCAAGCACGACATCTTCAAAGTGTCCCCACAGAATACACTGTAGTTCAGTGACACCGATTGACGACAACGGAGAGTAGACCATTATGTTCAGGTCCGCCCACGGGTAAATACCCTGGATTAAATCATACGAATTAAAAGGGGAAACAAAGGGAATTCTTAAAATTACTTCCGTCTGCTTAGCTATATCTAATTGTACGTTGTGAAGAGCTTGCGCCATGCCGACATGTCTCTGCACCCACTGCGAACGCACACCTGTAAGGGTGGGCATAGGCATAGAATACATCAACAAACGACCACACTGGAAAGGCTCCGAATTAATCTGCAACTTGATGACAGCAGTAGCTCGAAAAGATGTAAATCCATCGAGCTTATCCTTGTACATCCCTGACGACACTTGTAAAAGTGTATCAGGTACACGTACGCTCGCGAGAATGGTATTTCGCGTCTGTCCTCCAAATTGAAATGTCTTCAGAACCTGCGGTCTCCCAAGAAAGGAGATTATTGAGTGTGCTCTTGCATCAGCATGTTGCATGGTAGCCAAAGGCGGAAGCGGAACCTCTCCTGGGAGAGGCTCCGCCAAGATACCTAAGTCATCCGCAAATGTTGTTACTTGCACTTGCTCTTCTGCTGAGTTAGTTATTTGGGGAGCAACTTCTGCCGACTCAGCTTGCGTGGCAGTAGTTGTATCTCTTATGCTAGTTTGGTTATTAGTAGCAAGTCTACTTTTCAGCATTGTGCAGTCGACTTAAACTGCACTGCCTACCTGGTTGCCCTGGATATTGAGGGGCTGCCTCATCCCATCCTGGGCGGTAACTCTAAATAGAGAAGGACCTCTAGAGATAGCATGTTTGTCATATTATTAGCCAGGAATTTTCCTATGACTACAAGTTCACATCTCCAGGTTTTGTGAAAGTACTTCCAGCCGAGTGTCTGCTTGATGCTTCCACTCGGTATAAAAGCCTAATCTCACCTGTTCTCCGTGTATTACTGGGGCCCACGTATACCATGTTTTGTGATCATATAAACTAAGCTCTTTGAGAGCCCAGTCCAGATTCTCACATGTCTGGCGTACTGGGTCTGGACACTTATGCATCCACATAGGTGTCTCCAGTATTACATCCAGGGAAAGTGGCGCTAACCACCTCCCTGTCTCTTCATCTCTGCGAAAACTTCGTTTGAGATATGAAATCTCAAAGATGTCTCTACAGGGCCGGGTCACATCAGCATCTTTATCTTCCATTGTATAGGACAAGCCTATAGTTTTGAAAAACTCGGGTATACTGAATTGATTAAATACGTCCAAATATGAAGGGGGAATGGATATGATGTGGTCATCACCATAAGCAACAATCCCGCATTTGCTCCAAAAGCTTCGGGCTGATTTATAGCTAACGTCCCTAAATGCATGTTGCCATATACAGCCAAAAGCCAAATTCACAAAGACAGAATTTATAGGTGCCGTCAAGTAATGACCAGATGGAAGGGAATGGGTCCATTGGTACACTTCGTTCCCCGTTATGTGTAACGAGTAGAAAAGTGATACCAACAAAACTCGCATCACTTTGCAATCTTCATCTGAAGCATTCAGATGTCGCTTGCTCAGTTCAACGAATATTTCTCCGCAGGCTTCCAAGAGAGATTGATGCTGGCTCGCATCAAACCCCTCGAAGTCACCTGCAACCATCTTATCCGATTTCCGAAGGAGAGACTTTACAATCTCTCCCCAGTCTTCGGAATACGGATTCGTTCCGACTGAAACATGGCACAGATTTCGACTCTTCTGTAATAAAGCAACGACACCATTGAAATACATCTTGCAAGCAATCAAATAATCCAATGGGCCAGCAGAAAAGAGTCTAGTCTTATGTGCTTTATGCTTCGGCTTTCGTTCATCCTTTAGAGTGTCAATGAAGTAATGATCAAGCACCTCCCCCCGCTTCGCAGCGCAGATAATGGCGTTTACACGCTTTCTAAGCTCTGCGCATTGAGGAGAGGACAAATCATAGTCCATATCAGCTCCAAAGAAATTTTTCCGTTGTGTATAGCCTGGGGTCTGTATAAAAGGATATCCGGGTGAAGTCGTACGCTTAATCGAATTAATATACGGCTCCCCGTCAATCCCCATGATTGCTTCTTCAAATGAATAAACTGCCTTAAGGTTGGCAGTCTCGACATCCTCAGAAGCAACCACGACCGAGGATATTTCATCCACGAGCGCCGCCTTCGAATTTTCAATAATATCCCTTGGGATTGTTTGCGGAATATTACCTAATCGTCCTAAGCGGTATGCGCGTGGGTCAAAGGTCTGGCCATCAATCTGAACGGGAGTCAGAGCGCAAGGTTTAGAGACAGGATCTCTAATACGCCCAAAACTCTCAGACGGACGAATGGCACTTTGCCGGGGTTGGACAACCGGTTTCTGAATAGTACCCAAACGGATAAATTCAGCTTCCTTAGGAACTTGTCCTTGTTCCTTAGGAAAATCTCCTAAAATCGTTCTCTGTCGTTGAACGAAGCCTTTCTCTTCTGGGAACATAGAGATGATAGCAACAGCATCTTCTTGATAGAAGGGTGTCGCCCATCCTTCTCCAGTTCCCTCGAGTCCAGCAACGTGAAAACCACAAATCTTACCAGGATTGATAAGAGTGTTTCGAACGATAACAGGAGCTCCACACTCAGTTGGTTGAGTGTCTGCTTCATATCGCCATGCATCACGAATCCAACGAATTTCTTGCTCGTCATCATCGCCAACCTTCAGAATCTCCTCACGCTGCAAACAGCTTCTGCCTCGCTTAAAACGAAGCATAACTATATCACGATCAGATCCTCTGATATTGTTTTCAACCATCACCGGTATTACTACCGCTGTGGCATCCACATGGCTCAATGATCCTCTTGAGCAAAAGTAAGGTATCGCATCGGGATGGACTATGGAGGTATTACAAACCATAGTCGTTAAATCCCGTGTAAACACCGGTCCTCTGCTTTCGTCGGGTGATTGATAATCTACCCTAGTTTCCAAGAGTTCTCCAATGCGACATTCAAAAGCTCTATTTAATAAAACTGATTTGAAATACACAGTGGAGTCCGGGTTTATTCTTAGTGCTTGCTGTAAACCAGCTACAAAATGTTTCGGCATAACGCATATCTTTCCGCGAAGAAAGAAAACGTGGCCTATAGGAATTCCTGTAGATGTCTCATACATCTTATAGAGATTCCTTCTTGCAACTGTAAGCAAAATCTCAGTGGCATTAAGATCTTTTACTCCCTGAGCTTCTGGGAGACCAGTCTTTGGGTCAAAGGCGACTGATTCTACCTTCGCCGCCCTAGGTTGTGCTACAGGTGTGTAGCTTTCAACCTTGGCGGTCTTCACCACTGGATTATTATACCCTTCTACCTTTGCAGGTTTTGGGGTAGCAGGAAGCGAGTAAGCCTCAGACCGGGTGTGATTTTGACGGGGACCAAAGTCCCTGAGAAAATCACTCTCTGTCATCACAGGTTTTATCGCTTTCCGACCTTTAAACAATCCAGCAACTTGCGTAAATGCCTTCAGGAACATAAGTCCTGCAAAAAGCCATCCAACAACTTTTAGCGCATTCGTCCAATAAGGATGACGCGCCTTAAATTGTATCCAAGCTTCGTGCATCTGAACACATTTACCTCGCACACGTGATGTGATTTGGCGTAAATCACACCACCATACTCTCTCTTGATCCATAGTATGCTTACGACGGTAAACTTTCAACTGATCTTCAAAGGTTGGAACTTTTAGTTCCTTCCTCTGAGTCCAAATCCGGTTCACCGCAGATGCACACACGCGTGACAGTATCCGGGGGCAAGCTCTCGCTCGCCTTAGTCCAGCCTGACACAATGGATCCCATTCTGCCGTTCGTCTTGCATCGGGAAAACGATAAGCAGGATCTAATCCCGCTGAAGGTTCTCCTTCATCTGCAAGACCAGCAAGGTCTAAACCACCTTGCTGAGATGGAAGAGTCTGGGAACTCATAGAAGCACATTGATCAGCAATATACTGCTCAATGCTGTCCACGAATTCCCGCCGTGAGAAATATTGGTCTACACACTTCTTTATTAACTCATCGAAGGTTAAGGTCCGAAGCGTGCTTGATGTTTGCATATCATATTCTTCAAATATGTACGCGTCCGGATCAAATTTAGGTAATTGACCGGTTTTTCCAGCTTTTCGACATACTCTGATAGCTACGTCGAATCGGCGCTGAAGAGCCGAGGGATAATTTAGAGAAGCGGTTTTTGGTCGCTCCATATTAGATGATACTAAAACTATTTTTGAAGTAAAGCAGGTATTGGCTTTTTGATCCAATGCTGCCATATGAAGGGGATAAGGAAATACATTACTGGCTCTAATAATTTCGAAAAGTTCTAAAGATGGATTCGACGGAGAATCCGAAATTTGGTTAAAGTCATCAAAGACGGTCACGAGTTGATTTTCATAACCGTCCCAGAATTCCTGTTCCGCATTCCGGGTATACACCATACTTTTCCATGTCTTCGCGAGATCAATACCAGATTGCTCTCGCTCAAAGATTCCTTGCAGAATCTTAAAAGACATAGGATAAGTAACCGTCGACTTTCCTACACCAGTATCTCCAGTCATAAAAATCGTAACTGGTGGATTACGAATCGTCTGACCAGATATCTGGTGGCTCTTAAATTTCTCTAATAAATTGCCTAATTTATTTACCATACGCCATACATCATAGTGCTGCTTCTTATACTCTTTACTACGCGTGAAGGTGAGTCCACGCGAATATAAATTGTACACCACAGACCATGATGTTTCACTCCAAACGAAATCGCCGGCAAAATAGCTTTTAACTATTTCGTCGACTTCCTCGTTCCATCTCGAAATAGCGTGAGAATCGCTATCTAGATCTTCGGGAACAGATATCCCAAGAATCTCTCGCGAGTACCAGTTCATTGTACGATTAAACAAACGCTTAATCCACACTATAACTCGCTCGAGTCCTTGGTCAATCTTCGGATCCCCGAAGTAGCCTAATCGTTTCATTATTAAATCTATATTACGGTTACGCCACAATGATTTAAGAATAGATTGTGGCGCTGAGATTACATGATTTAGGATCATGGTGGGAAGGAAAGGAATCGAAATTCCTCTCATCTCACCAGATTGTTGTCTAATTACTCTATATGATTCTTCTATAGAGGAAGAATCATTTCTAAAAACTAAAGAATATATTAAATGTAATAATTTATAAATAATGTCACTAGCTATACCCGTTGCAATTTTGGTTAAAAGTGCAACAGTACCAGCAGTAACAAAGATTACTGTTATTTTTGAAGCCATATTAGTCATAGTAGCTTCGAGATTCGACGTAAATGAATCTTGAGAATTTTGAATAAGATCCTTCAACCTATCCAGATCTCTGTCTTCAAATCTGTGATTAACGTCAATAGAGAATAATCCCTGTTGACGTATTCGAGTCCATTTAAACAAATCATCCATCGAGTATTTTTCGAACACTCTCTGGGCGGTCGGTACAAGTTCATCCGGGAAGATGGCATCGCTTGTGCTCTGGTTCGCAATGCCACCTTGTGCCCGGGGCAAAAAGTGTTTAAGTTCTTCTACTTTCTCGACGAAAGTATGAGGATTAACTCCATCCAGAAATGCACGTTTATACATCTCCTTCAAAAGATGTCGTCCTCGCCCAGAGAACTTATCTGGGTTTTGAATCATTTCCAGGGTTACAAAGCCAAGTCGTGATTTAGGAAGAGACAAAATAACTCGCTCAAGACGAGAATAATATCGCTTCCATTTCTTACACGGTCTACTATCTGCATAGTAGGCCCACATAAGTCCAATCAGATGTCCACGCATATGTTCCAAGTAATATGTGCAATTTTCGTCAACATTTCCAGTGGTAACGCAGGAGCAGTCGTCTAAAAGACGATCTACTCGCACCTTAATATCGTCAAACCTGTCTGCCCAAAATGTGGTAACATCATGAGCACGATACCGATAGGAAAGATGGGCCAATTTACCAAAGAAAACTTCATCAGCAAGATTCGAAGCCGAGATTGGGAGGTCCAAGTCGTCATTATATCGTGTCGATCCTTTATTTATTTTCCGTTGTAAAAGGACAGTCGTAGGATTGTGGTAATTGTAAACAATTTCCTGCCAATCTTTCCAGTCATCATAAAAAGGATGGTCACGAGTAAACATGAGATCAGCAACAAGTTTCTTAAAATTGATTTTTGGTTGAGTTGTAGTCATATTTGTGGTTGCAGAATATTTCAGCATGAGAACCTACTCATTCCGCTCTGATATAGGGTTCTACGACAGAGAGCCTAAAAAGGCTTATGTACTTTATCGCAATAAAGTCGTACTCTGAAGAGTTGTATTACGAACAACTATAACGGATTGCTTTTCTAATCCATAGAAAAGGAAATCAGAAAATGTGGGAGCTCTTAGAATTGAAGCCTACAAAAGTAGTAGCGGCTGTAAGAGTACAGTGGCCATTTACAAACAATCGAAATACTTGTCTTCAGCATTGTTTGCGCCATGTTATACTTCTACCTGAAGTAACTATCGTCTCTCTATATTTAATATGCAGGAGCAGACATAGTATATTTTCTTAAATATACAAACGACTCTCTATTATACGACACCAGGAGTACGGTGCTGGGGTCCAGTATGAGCTTTCGTCAACACCTGGATACGCG